AATTATGCCAGAAGTGAGACCGAAAATCAACCCTAAGAATCGACAAGAAGAACCTTTCGATAGAATGCTTAGGAGATTTAAGAAACAATGTGAGAGGGCAGGTATAGTTCAAGAGGTTCGTGATAGAAAATATCATGAGAAACCTAACGATACAAAGAATCAAAGAAATCAAGACATCAAAAGACGAAAGAAACTTGATGCAAAAAGGGCTTCACAAAAAGGTTATAGACCAAGATAATGAATCAGTGGCATGGGGGAAAAGGTTCTAAGAGAAGGAACTCTAACGAAGATGCCTATGCTGACGGTTGGGAACTTGTATTTGGTAAAAAGAAACCAGAAATAAAGGTTCGAAAAGAAACACCTTCACACGCATCTACTCAGATGCATAAAGACAAAACAAAAATCATTCCTCGTAAAGAGAAACATTACGATAAGTTGGATTAAACTCCTGCCATGATATCGTCATAGTATCTATCATTCTCGTCTCTAGCAGTATCCTTACGAACTAAAACATTAGTAGAAGAGTTATTATTATTCTGTTGAACAACCTGTGCAACTGCCTCGGCCGCTGCATTTATATCTGGTTTTGCATCTTGTGTTGCTTGTTCTATTTCTTGACCTCTTCTCTTTGCCATTTCATCTTCTGCAATCTCCATGACTAATTCTGCATCAGAACCATCTTTTAAGGTTGTCTCACCTTTTGCAAGAGTTGTTTTAGCTTCGTTATAATCTGCAATGATTGATTTTCTTGCCTCTAGTTCTTTCTCAATTAGTTCTTTAGATTCATCGGCAATATCATCATCAGCAAGAATTGCATTCAATTGATTATTAGGTGCAGTGATAATCATGTCTTTGTTTACTTGACTCTTACCAAACATTCCAACCTTCTCATACAATCCAGATTCTTCAGCACTCATCAGACTTTGTTCTTGTTTTGCTTCTTTGGACTTATCTCTTTGTTTTAAAGGTTCTTCACCTGATTCCATTTCGGCTTCATCGTCTTTACCAAATATCATATTGGCTGCCCAATCTGGTAACATTTTCTTTGCCATGTCTTTTATAAACTTACCAATGTCAATACCGAAGACATTCTTAAAGAAGTCACCGATTGCTTTGAATGGTGCCTTTATTAAATCCCATAATCCACCGAATGTGTCTTTTAGACCAGAGAACATTAAGTCGAAGTCTCCTGTAAATAGACCTTTCCAGAAGTCAAAGAATCCACCAAAGATTTTAAAGATAGAGTCTTTAATATCTATGAAGTAACCTATAACTGTATCGACCGCTGCCTTGAATCCTTCAGACTCTTCATATAGTTTCATACCTGCCATGACTAAACCAACAATCGCTATTCCTGCAAGTATGTACGGTGCAGCGGCAAGTAATAGACTACCTGCAGTCATAGCTAAACCACTTATGAATGCCCATGCACCAGCAGCGAATGCGGTTAGTGTTGCCATTAAGGCAGTTCCCGCTGCTGCGAGTCCTGTACCTATTGCCGTGAAAGCACCTCGAAGAGCAGACATGCCTCCTTTAAGCATAGAACCCAAAGATTTTTTAAGACTTCCTGCAGCTTTTCCAATTCCCTTTCCTGCATCTTGCATTACTCTTCCAAGATTACCCATAATCTTATCACCTAAGACTCCGTCTCCACCGAAAACTTTACCTAGTGCATTTAACTTTTTAGTTGCACCATCGAATGTTCCCATAATATCAAAACCAACAAGTTCTTTAAAACCATCAGAGAAATTTGAAAGTCCTTCCATCTGTTCTTCTTTAGATTTATCAATAGATGCTTTAAGTTCTTTTGAAGCATTCTCTTGGTGTTGTGCAATTGAAGACAATGATTTTTCATGTTCGGTGACAAAGAAAGTTTTATCTGCCATTTCTTTAGACAATAGGTCTTGTTGACCCTTATACTTTTCTTGTAATATTTTGTCTTGGTTTGCTTCTTCGTCTGCAAGAGCATTTTTAGCCTGTTCTATTTTTGCCTGTAGTTTAAAGTCTTGTGCTTCATTCTCATTTTCTGCGGCTAACTTTTCTGCATCTTTTACTGCTTTCATAGCATCGGCAAGACCTGAAGATTTCTCTTCTGCCATTAGTTTATCTAAGTCAGTAATCTTTTGTTGAGTTTGTGATTGTTTTATTAAAGCGTCTTTTCTGAGTTTAGTAAATTTCTCTTCTTCTCTTTCAAGACCTTGCATTCTTGCAACTTGTCCACCAAATACATCTGATAGAATGTCTTGTTGTTCTTCAGTTAGATTACTCCAACCCTTTTCTGCCATCTCAGTAGCAGCCGACATACCTTTAATAAGGTCTCTATTAAGAACGGCACCTTTAAATGTATCGGCAGACAACCCTTTAAACTCAGAAACAATTTTAGCTGCCTCTGGTCTTGTTTTAGCGAGACTAGAAATAACATTCTTAAATTCTTTAGTTGTTCCTACAGTAGACTCTTCAAGTTCTGAATTAAACTCTGCACGAATTTTTTTCTCTTCTTTTTGTGCCTGTTTGAGTTCGTCTAAAATCTGTTTACGAACCTTTTTTATCTCTTCGTCTGCCATTTAATTTTCCTTTATTTACCGAATGCTTTTCCTGCTTCAGATATTCCAAATGCACCTAGTGTGACTACTACAAATGATGTATAGATTGTTTCAGAGACTTTTAAGTCTATATCCCAAACTAGTGCTGTGACTAAGTCTGTTATACCGAAACACATCATTAAAAAGAATGAGATGAATCCTATGATTGCTTTCTCATTCAGGTCATTGTCGTCTAAGAACAAGTCTATAAACTTTCTTTTTGGTGGTTCTAATCCTCGTTTTGCCTTAATGGCATCTTCCTTCATTTCTCGGATTACATCTTCCTGTTCGTCAAGTTTTTCGATAAGTGCCATGTACTTATCTAAATCAATCTCCACCTCATTGCTTGACATGTCTTTAGTTTCTTCTGCCATTTTAATAACTCCATATTGTTAATCACGGCATACATAATAAAGATTATTGTTGTTTACTTTTCTGTCTCTGTTTTTCCTGTTCTAAGTAGTTTAAGAGAAGACTCGTATAAATCTCCCTCTCCCACGGCATCATATCCTCTAACTCTGATAATGAATAATTATGATGTTGCATCAACTGAAAGTTGGTGTTATAATAATTAAACACCGACTCGTGAGAAAGGGCTATTAGAAAAAATTTTGTAATCCTTCTAAAACTCTACTCTGTTGAGTTCCGCAAATTTCACATTTGAAACTTACTTCTTTTGTCAGTTTAGGAGTTTTCTCAAAGTATTCCGATAATTGTCCTAGTTGTGCAAAGGTTAAGTTTTCAATAAACTCATCTACATCTGCGTCACTAATATCAGTTCTCTCATAGACACTTTCTGCATCAAAGATTCTATCTATAGATTTATTCAATAGATAAAATATTACCTCGTTTTCAGGCATATCTTGTACATCTTTTGTGTCTTCTACTTTGAGTAATCTCAAAACTACTCCAACATCATCACTAACCATTATAGTATTGTCAAGAATTTCTCCCTCAACTTCTACTTCTTCGAAATTGATTAAAGCCTCACCTGTTCCTGAACAGTCATCTTCCAGACATTTCATTTTAACAGTTGCACTTTCACCAACAGATTTTGTACGAATTTGAATGAACAACCATTCAAGGTCTATCATTGCTAAATCATTCGCATCAATCTCTCCAAAGGTTACATCATTAATCATGTTTTTAACGGCTTCAAGGGATTCAGTTTTATCTTCACCCTCTTTTGCCAACATCAATACCTTTTGTTCTTTAACAAGAAAAGGTCGAAACTTTATTTCACGACCATTACTTGGTAGCACCGTTTTATATGTCGGTGCTGATTGGATTGGTAATCCCATAATTTACTCCATAATGTTATTACTAGATGCCACCACCTAGTAAATTGCTTAGTCTTGACCCCGCTGAATCTAAGTTATTAAGTTTCCCTAACATACTTTTAGATTTATTGTTGTATCGACTAGCAACTGTAAGACTTTCTCTTGCTAAATCAAGATATCGTCTTCCTTTATTTAGTACCGAAAGTTTAGGGGCATCCCCATATTCAGTATCAAATGTTTTAAATGCAAATTTGCATGAAAATTTTAATAATGCACTATCACCCATTGTTAGTGTCATTGGTTCGTAAGAGACTGGAAATGCATCATAGAATTTGTATTTTAATGCTTCTGAATCGTCTCTTCTAAATTGGTCTACTTCTATTGTACCATAGTATTCTTTTGGATATTTGAAAATTGGTTTGATACTATTTCCATCTTCTGCTGTGAAGATAGAAGATTGCCATGCTTCAATGATATATCTATCAAAGAAACTTGAATCACATACAAATGAGAAATCTACTTCGTTTGTATTATTCACTTGTGTGACTTTCTTTGTTATTGTTCCTGTCGTTGCAAAATCTTTTGTTGTTAAAGTTCTACCAGGAAGTGTTGCAGATTCACATCTAATTCCTTCTAACTTTATACCACCAGGTCCGAACATGTTAACTGCGAATCTATTGTTCATCGCACCTGAATCGAAATTACCCTTTATCTTATTAATATCCATTAAAATTTCTCTCTACTTTCTGCATATACAGTGTTTGCGTTTACATTAAATTTTTGTGAGGGCAACATTGCCATCATGTCCCAATTATCCATAGGAACTTCTGCTATTCTGGAGTTGATATGACCGTAAAGGTATCTCTTTACACATGGTTTTGCATATTTAAGACCTGAAACAGACTTAATTAATTGATAAGATAACAGAACTCTTTGTTCTTCATCGTCATCGTTATCAATTGCAATCTCATAAAGACTCAAAAGTAATGCAGTTCTATATCTTGGTGCAATGTAATGTAAATTTATGCCCATAAAACCATCTGTAAGTAAATCAAATACAATAGTGAGTGGGAATTTATCCCAATAAGGCATCAAATCTTGGTATTTTGCATCATAAAGATACATATACATTCTGCCTAACTCTGGTCTTCTAACTATAGGAAAATCATCATCAGTTAGTAGTTTGTTCACTGGTTGTCTTATCTTTCTAAGTCTTCCTTTAAACCATTCAAGACTCTCTTTACTTCTTTGAGTATTTTCCAAAGGAGATTCATTTTGAATTTTATCAAGTAAGTCTAACATACATACTATTTATGTATTATGTAAGATGGTCTTCAGTTAAAATTCGAAATTTTAGTCTTCTTTCTTTACAAAATGATTCCGCTGCTTTAAATTTCGCTTGATTTACGGCATATGTAGCAACTTCATTGAGATATCTCTTAGTTTGTCGTTTTGGGGGTTTCGGAGGCAGTAATTGTCTCTTTGGTTTGACTTCAATCACTTCTCTTACTGTTTGGCCAACAGAATTTACATATTTTATGTAAAAATCGGGGAAATAGCGATGAACTCTCTTGTCTAAAGGTGATTTATAAGGAATTACGACTTCTTCACTACCCCATTCAATGACATTTTCGTTATTATCGCAATAAACCATGAATCTGCGCTCCCAAAGCGAACGATAGAAGATTTTTGTTGGGTCTCCTTTGTATTTTTTGTAATTCTTTGGTTTGAACTTACCACTGTATGACATAAATAGATGTATATAACTCGTTTAAGGATATTTATATGCCCAATATTAACAAAATTTTAAGTAAAGTAAATAAAGCAAAATCTGCTATTTCTAGTGCAAAAGGAATCAAATCCAAACTATCTCAGATTAATTATACTTCAGTAATCAACTCTAACGAGTTAGAAGCACAGGCAGAAATTGCAAAACAGACTTTAGAAAAAAGAAAAGCATCATTACAGAAGTCTTTGAATGCAAACAACAAAGCAAAGAACAAGGCAAAGAAGTCTCCAGACGGACAGTTAATTGAACTTCAATATCCGTTCGAAGAACAACACGATAATTACATAGTATTCACAAGTCGTGCAAGAGTCAATCGTCAAAGAAGAGAATCAGATGGTATGATTATGGGTGCAGACACAAAAAGAGCCTCCCTTATGAATACAGCAGACGGACAAGTTCAGATTGCATTACATATTCCTTTAACACTAGAACAAGAAGCTTCTGTTCAGTATGCTAAAAAAGATGTTGGTTCACTTGCAAGAGGAGCGGCACAAGGTGGAACAGGATTTATTACTGGTATGATTCAAGGGTTATCACAAGCAGCGTCAAAACTTTTGAACAGTATGACAGGTAATGCAATGTTTATCATGCAAGGTAAAGCAGTAAATCCTATGCAAGAAATGTCATTAGAAGGTGTTGACTTTAGAACATTATCATTTTCTTACACTATGTCACCGTCTTCTGAAGCAGAGGCAGACCAGATAAATGATATTATCTATTACTTTAAAACTGCAATGTTGCCTGATACATATCCGGCATTAGGTGCAGCGTCATCAGATGCAGAGGGATTCTTTAACTATCCCAATACATGGAAAGCAGAGTTAGAAGGACCTATTTCAAATAAAGTTGACGGATATCTTCCTATGGTTTTAGAGAGTTGCAAAGTCACTTACGAAGGTGATTCAACTTCTATGACTTTCTTTAAAGAAGGACAACCAACAAGTATTAAAATGGAGTTAGGATTTAAAGAACTTAAAATACTTACACAAGAATCTTATCAAGAAATTACTGCAAACTCAATGGGTGCTGAAGCAATTAAGAAGCACGGAATCAAATCTATGCCTAGTATCATTGATGAAAATGCTTCAGACGCAGATGCTAGAGACGCAAACTTAAAAGCAGGTTCTGCCGGTGAACAAGCAATAAAAGATTCTAAGAAGAACAAGAAAAATCCATAAGGTAAAATATGTCAAATCAATTATTTAAAAACTTTCCAGAAATACAATATACTTTATCAACAGGTAAGATTGTTACCATTAAAGACTTCTTTAGAAAGTCTACAATAGAACAGGAATCTGTTAACAGTGTAATCTCATACACATTCTATGAAATACAAGACGGTGAGAGACCAGATGTTGTTGCAGATAGATTATATGGTGATAGTGATTTACATTGGACATTTTTCTTAGTCAATGAAATGGATAATTATTATCAATGGTATAAAGACCAAGTCACATTTGAAAACCATATTAAAGAAATGTATCCTGAATATTGGTTGACTTCAACTAACTCATCAGACATAGTAAGTTCAACAAACAAATGGTTGTTAGGAGAAATAATCGAAACAGGAACACAACAAGGTAATGTCATATCAGTTCAACCCACATTCAATAGAATTGGTGTTGTAGGTGGAACTTGGAATGCAAATGATGTTGTCACAGGCAAAGTGAGTGGTAAATCATTCACGGTATCATCCGTTCAGAACGGTTCTGATGGTGTTGACCATTATGTCAACTCAGAAGGTCTTAAAAGAAACACCTCAACAACAGGTTTTTCACCAGTGACTTACTATACACATGACTATGAGATGAATGAGAAAGCAAGAAAGATAAAAGTTATAAGACCTGAGTATATACGAAGAGTCGTATCAGAATTCGAAAAAGTAATGGCATCATAATGGGAGCACCTTTAAGACAAGGAGAATTCTTAGTAGAATCTCTAGCACTAGTCAATCAATTCGGTGAGACTTTAGATATCTCAGGAGTTGTTGGTGAGTTTTCTTTGACTGAAAGTATACATAGAAAATTTTCATCTGCTGTTGTGGGTATTGTTGATGGTCTTAATCTATTAAAGAACTATCGGTTTACAGGACAAGAATTCATTCGTATATCAATCAAACAAAAAGAAGGTATGGGTGATACTGCAGATGCAATGTATAGTATTGATAAAACATTCAGAGTATTTAAAGCAGACAATATTTCCAGACAAGGAGAAAAGATTCAATCATACATATTGAGTTTATGTGAACCTAGGTTATTTAATCTACAAAGAACTAGATTGAGTAGAACATTAAGAGGTTCTTATGATGACATGTTAGAGAATGTTCTTGTAAATGAAGCAAAGATTCCTATGGAAGAATTCGACCATTGGGAAGAAACCAAACCAGACAATTTTCAATTCATAGTTCCTAATTGGACTACAAATAACATCATAGACTATTGTGTCAAAGAGGCAAATATAGGTGGTGATACTAATTATAGAAATGCTATGTTCTTCTTTCAAACATTAAATGGTGGGTTTAGATTTAAATCGATTGATGAAATGTTTTCACAAGAATTTCCTGTTGCATTCAGTATGAAACCTAGAAATTCATCTCCAACAGAAGATATGGACTTAAATGCTCCTGGTGGTTTGAATAGTCAGATTCTTTCTTATAGAAAACCACAAATGTTTGATACATTAAGGGGTACAGTCAGAGGTGCTTATGCATCCCACATGAAAGTATATGACCCTTTGCGTAAATTAGAATCAGAAGAAGTTTATGACATGGAAGAAACATTTAAAAGAGGTAAACATCTATCTGGTTTTCCTATGATTCATAATGGTGCATATGAGTATACATTTACAGTAGAAAACTCAGTGGGTGAAGGAGAACCACCACAATATTCAGAAGTAGATGTTGACTTACCTCCAAACCAGCATTTTAACGCGTTTTTCATTGAGGCAAGTGATATGAGACACTCATATGATGACAATGAGGATTTGACTGCTCAAGAACTTTTCAGAGGAAAGGAAAATAGAGACAATGCGACACTAGAAAGAAATGCACTTCTTGAAATATTGAATCAACATCGAATAGTTGTGACTGTTCCTCTAAGAACTGATATGAATGTAGGACAAATTGTTCAAATATCACTTCCTGCTGCTGAACCAACTTCAGAACAAGATACATCAGATAAATTAAACGATGATAGATATCTTATAACAGATTTAAAGATAACTGGTGACCCAACAGAATTGACAGGTACAATGACAATGGAATGTGTTAAAGAATCTTACATGCAGAAGGTAGAAACTGCAACACCATTAGACAATACTGCGACACCGAGAGAATCATGATAACATTTTATGGAATAGTTGAAGATAGACAAGACCCTTTAAAAGTAGGAAGAGTTCGTGTAAGAATACACGGAATTCATTCAGAAAATAAACAATACATCGCAACTCCTGACCTGCCGTGGGCACAAGTTTTATTACCAACAACAACTGCAGGATTATCTGGAATAGGAACTCAACATGGACTTATTGAGGGTTCTACAGTTTTTGGATTCTTCAGAGATGGTAAAACTAGACAAGACCCTGTTATAACTCATGTGTCTGCTGGTATTCCTCAGAAAGGTTATAAAGAAACAACTAAAGATGAATTACTAAACAGAAATATTGAAAAAGGATTCAATGACCCTAGAAGATTAACTGTTGATGAGTATAAAGATACTCCAGACGGACCGAATCCTGAACAAGCACCAAATCGTTCACATGGTTTATCAACTGCAATGGACACTGCACCAAAAACACCAAAAGAACTTTCAATCAATTATGATAATACAGGTTCTACTATAACAGAATTAGAGGTGACTGCAGATATGTTGCCTTACTATCCTTTATATACAGACGAATCAGATTTATCTTCTATTGCAAGAGGTGGAGTTTTAGACCATGCAATTAACGGTGGCATGCTTCACACATCAACACAAAAGATTTTAGGAGACTTTGTGGATGTCCAAGCAAAACCTGTATATCCTTACAATAAGGTTTTGCAAACCGAGGCAGGACATGTTTTAGAAATTGATGACACACCAAAAGCAGAAAGAATAAATGTTCATCATAGGTCAGGAACATTCCATGAGATTCATGCAGACGGTTCAGAAGTCACCAGAATTGTAAACAACAATTACACTGCAATACTTAAAGACGACAAAGTGTATATTGCCGGTAATGCAGACTTACAAGTTGGTCACGGCAATGTTAATATAACAGTTGATACAGGTAATGTTAATATGAATGTATTGAAAGGAAATGTTGATGCACAAATTCAAGGAACATTAAATGCAGATGTTGTTGGTAATACTACCTTTACATCTCCTGAAACAACAATGACCACTAACTTGAAAGTTGACGGTACAGTTCATATCACTGGTGCTCAGACAAATGATTCTACAATTGACGCAGTTGGTGATATATCAACAGATGCTGGAAATGGAATAACACTTGCAACCCACAAACATGAAACGACTGTAAAAGGTGGTTCAAGTGCAGGTAAATATACTTCAGTGAAAGGTAAATAGGGAGTATAAATAGATATATGGCAGATTTAAAATCACAAGGAAAGAATGTAGCAGCGAAAGAGGTCTACTCTGATTTAGACATGAACTTTACTGCTCACCCTATAACAGGTGATTTAACAATTAAGAAAGACTCAGATGCAATCAAACAGTCAGTAAAGAATATCATGTTAACCAATTACTATGAAAGACCATTCAAACCATCTCTTGCAGGTGGAGTAAGAGACTTGTTATTTGCACTTGACACCGAAAGAAGAGTAAAAAGGGCACAAAGAAAGATTAAACAGGTTATTGAAGATTTTGAACCAAGAGTCTCAGGTGTAATACCTCAGTTTACAATAAAAAGAAATAATGATTTGCATATCACAATCAATTATGTGATTAAGAATGGTATGCCAAATCAAGAAGTCAGCATGACACTTAAAAGGGCAAGATAATGGCAACAAAGAGTTCACAAATAAACATTACAGAATTAGATTTCGATTCAATCTCAGATAATCTCAAAAATTATCTTAAAGGTCAAGACAAATTAAAAGATTATAATTTTGAAGGTTCAACAATGTCAACATTGATTGACTTACTTGCATATTCATCACACATTGGTGCAGTGAATACTAATATTGCCGCCTCAGAGTTGTTCTTAGATTCTGCTCAAATCAGAAAGAATGTTGTATCTCGTGCAAAAGATTTAGGTTTTACACCTGCATCAGAAAAATGTTCATCAGCAATTATTGATATTTCATTGAAAAATGTTGTAAATGCAGACGGAACTTACCCAACATTATCACAAATGACAATTCCAAGAGGACATGTTTTTCAAACAGTCTTTGATGGTGTATCATATGACTTTGTGACTACAGATACAAATAAACCAACTCAGAACAGTTCAACATTCAATTATGCTGGTGTAGAGATATCACAAGGCACATATATGGTCGATTCTTTTGTTTATGATAGACAAGTTAAGAATGCAAAGTTTGTACTATCAAATGAAAGAGTTGATAGAAGTAAATTAACAGTAGTAGTTAACTCTGCTGGTGTTTCAGAAACTTATGCATTATCTACAGACATTTCTACAATTACAACAACAAGTAAAGTATATTATACACAAGAAAATGAAGAAGGATATTTAGAAATATATTTTGGTGATGGTGTATTAGGAAAAGAATTACTTGATGGTGATGTTATAACTGCAACTTATATTGTTGTCGATGCAGAACACGCTGATGGTGCAAAAACATTTGGTCAGATTACTGCAATAAATGGATATTCAGATTCAGTAATAACATGTACTCAAACATCATCAGGTGGTGCAGAGAAAGAATCAATTGAGTCTATCAAGTTTAAAGCAAACAAATTCTTTACATCTCAGAACAGACTGGTAACACTGAATGACTACAAAGCAAAGGTCAGTGAGTATTATCCGAATGC